TCCAGCGGCGTTCTCGTATCTTCGATCATGGCGCCATGATGATCCCTTTCCCCTTCCCGGCGAAAAGCGTCAGCAGCCGGTCCACCTGCAGGATCCCGGTGTACCAATGGATCGTCGTCCCGCTTCCGATATTGTAGGAGTAGTTGCCGATCGATTCGCTCTGGAGAAAATGGGCGTAGAGCGTGGGGTCGAGCTGATCCTCGACGATCATCTTGACGGCCTGGATCACCCACGCCGGCGTCGGGTCATGGCCATAAGTGCCGATGACGTGGATGTTATTGAGCCCTTCCGGGAAAAGATAATTCCCGTAGTCCCAGTCCAGCAAATAGCTCAGCTCGATGTCGAGCGCGCCGGCGCTCTCGCAGCTCAAATAGATCGAGCTCGCGTCGTTCTCGTACCAATCGGCATCGAGCTCCAGCCCGCAGATGTCTACCCAGGTGACGGTCAGAATGTTGCCGCGCAGCGGTATGAACAGCCGATTTTTACGGTTCCCGTTCAGCTTGATATCGAACGGCTTTGGCCAGTAAGGCTCACCGACCGCCTCGTCGAAGAGCGCCTCGGCCGTGTCGATCCAGAGCTGCTTGTCCGCATCCGTCGTCCCGCTAGGCCAGGCAATATCCGTTTCGTCGATATAGTGGCCGGAGATCATGGAGGTCCTCCGTCAAAAGAAAAGGGAAAGGGCTCTTGATAGAGCCCCTCCCTCAAAAAATTCCCAGGGAAAACTGGTCTTGGCCCTACTGTCTGCCGTTCGCCAGGTCCACCGTATCCGGACCGATCGCCCGCCGCTGCACGCACTTGATGTAGTCGATGTAGAGCGCTTCCGCTACGGCGTCGACGTTCTGGATCCCGAATCCGGGGGCGAGCAGGATTGTGTTGACGATCGGATAGCCGGTCGTTGCGTAGACCTGCGCCGAGCACGGCTGGGCCGCATCCTGGTCTGTGAAGACGAAGAATCGGACCGTCGACTCGCCGTCCCAATGAATCCCGAGCCTGATCCAGGTCAGATCATCGGGCTCCATGTCGACTTCCTCGGCCACGACCACCCCGGCGCTCTCGACGCAAGCGTAAAGCACGCCTCCGCTGAGCAAGAAATAGCAGCCGTTGGCCACGCTGCCGCCGAAGTATCCGGTCGTGGAGTCCACCAGGCCCGCCCAGGCGTTGGCCAGATCGATGTCGGTGATCTTGAGCCTCATCTCCCAGTAGAGAGGATACCCGCTGGCGATGCAGAAGGTTCTGAAGGCCCAGACCAGCTCGTCCATGTCGGCCTTGGCGCCGTCGTTTCCGACGAGCAGGACTCCATTGATGAAGTCGATGCACATCTCGACGGCGCTTCCGCCTCCGGCCTCTGTGGTCGTGACGACCCAGTCACCCGCTGCGAAATTATCGAAGTCGAGACAGAGCCTGTGCGCGTTGATGATGTCGAAGTCCTGCAGGAGGATCATCCACTTGTCGTGGTTGATGTGGTAGTTTATGAAGTCGATGTCCCGACCATAGAGCTCCCTGGTGTTCGTTCCAACATGGGGGAAATGTTCGTTGTCCATACTTTACCTCGCTTTTTGAGTTTTAAGCCGTTGGATCCCCGGCCGGCCCAGCCTTCGATTCGTCGGCGATGATCTCCACTTTCAGGAAGGGATACGCTTTGAGATCTTCGATCGACTGACGATCCTCGATCTCGAGCGTCTCACCCGGCCCGATGCGGAGGTCGCCGATTTTCGTCGGAAAAATCTGAGCCCGGCCGAAGTTCGTGACTCGAGCTCGCATTAGCAGTTATGCTCCAGACACCGGAGCAGAACGACCGCGTCTACGTTCTCGATCGCCAGGTCCACCCTCATGGTGTAGAACATGTAGGTCGCCTCGTCGGCGGCCTTGCGCTCCGACTCGATTCGGATTTCCCGCTGGATCCCGATGATGAGGTTGTTCTGCGGCGTGAGCAGCGAATCTGTGAAGGCGCCGGCGCCGATCTTGCCGTCCTCGTTTGCCGCCGGATCCCCCAGGTTGGTGGCCATGAGGGGGGCGTCCACGATTCCGACTCGACCATACTGCGGCTGGACCGCTCCCGTGAGCACCGCGTCGCCCAGCCCGGTCGATCGGCTCGAGAGGGCTGCGATGTAGTCCTGGGTCACGAGGTCGCTGTTGATGAACCGCATCTTCGCCAGGCCGTTTTGCGCTTTGTACATCGAGGGCATGGCCTTGAGCATCTGGTGGTACTTGTGCTCCCAGTCATAGGGAGCCGCGGCCTCGCGTTCCGAGATCAAGCCGGCCATGGCGAACGGATTGCCGGTCGCTCCGCCGTCGCACGCGTCCAGGATGTGGGCCGCTCCCGTGACCAGGTTGTAATAGGCCTGGCCCAGGGCGCTGTGCGTGATCCTCCAGCGCCACCCGTCGAAGAGTCCCCGCGGATCGTCGGCGGCAAAGCCGTTCAGGGCGTGCGTCTCGCCGATCCAGTAGATCTCCTCGAGCTCGTTGGCGATTTTGGCCGTGATGATCCGGACGAGCTGATTCTTGTACTCGTCCTCCGACATCGTTTCGGGCAGATCCTCGAGATCGTCGTCGTAGATGGCGATGCAGCCGCGGAGCTTCTGCGTGGCGAGCTTGAGTTTGTTCGACGTGAACTGCTTCTTGTACTTGGTCTCGTTGAACTGGTCGGCGGGATAGAGGAACCTTCCGCTTCCGAATCCGAGCGCCCGGATGAGCTTCTCGGGTCGACCCATCTTCTCGACCCGTGCGAAGCCTTTCAGCACCGACTGGTCGATGATGTAGTCAATGAAGCGATCGGCCTCCTCCTCCGAAAAATCGACGGCGGGCAGGCTGATGAGGTTGTAGCTCTTTTGGAGCCTGAGTTTTTGGATGATACTTTTTACCGTTTTCATTGTCTTGTTCCCGTCCTTAAGGCGTCGGACTTAATCCTCGTCCGCGATTCCGAGCTTGAGCGAGGGGAAGAGATCGCGGAGAGGCTTCCCAGCTTTATCGAAGTCCTTCTTCTCGAGCTTGTCCTGGTCCTTGTTCTCGTCGACGTCGTCCTTGACCTGCGCGGACTGACCCTTGGACTTTTTCAGCGCGACGATATCGTCGCCCTGCTTCTTGACCAGGTCCTTGAGATCCTGAATCTCCTTCCCTGCGGCCGTCTGGATATCCTCCTGCTGTTTCTTCTTGATCGTCTCGAGCTCCTGGAGTTGAGCGACAACTTCTGGGGAGAGGTTCTGGGCCTTGGCCACGTCCGCCGTTTTGATGAGCTCCTCGAGCATGAGCTTGACCTTCTTCATGTTCGGGCCCTCACCCAGGAATTTCTCGATGACCTCTTTGATCTGCTTGAGCTGCTCGAGCGTGGCCTTGGAGAGACGCGCCCCCACCTTCTCGACGTCGATGTCGGGATCGGCCGCTTTCTCTTTCTTGGAGGGGTAACCATAGGACGCGTACTTGCCCAGCGTCTTGATGGCCGGCATGAGGTCGTCCGGGAGGACGTCCTCGTACTTTTTCAGGAGATTCAGGGCTCCCTTGATGGCGTTGATGGCCTCTGCCGGAAGGTCCTTCGCCTTCTCGATCCATTCCTTGAGCTCCTCATCGGTTGCCCCGATAAAGGATTTCAAGAGTTTAATGAGCTCGTCCATTTGATCCTCCCTTTTGATAATGGAAAAGACTTTCCGATTCGCCGCAAAATCGACAAGCGACAGTTCGGCGACATCGATTTCCTTAAGTTTGTTTCGTCGCTTTGTGGGTGTCATGGACATTTGGTCCTCTGTCTTCAAAAGCTCGATTGCCCCATGGCCTCCCTCGAGCTCGACGACTGAGCGGAGCGCCATGAACCCTTTTGCGACTTCCGATCTGAACGGCCGGCCGCGGCATCCCGCTGCGGGGATCCGCACCCGCCTTCAATTCCTGAATCTGATCGGGATGATAAGCGAGAGGTTCGCGCCTGTCAAGAAATATTTTAATTTAGGGATTTAGAAAGTCGGTAATTTTTTTGAGAATTAAATTTTTTCTTATCTCCGTGAGAACCCTTTTGGTCGGGCTGTTGGACAGGGGATAAAATTCTTTCTCATGAATTATCAAACAACTTCAAACCGGACTTCCGATAGAGTTCGATCAGAGCTCTTCCGTCAGTTTTTCTATGCCAGTAGGCTCCAAATACCTCTATGACTTTATTTTGCCCGGTCACCTTAAAATCAGGGTTGTGATAATGCCCGTCCTCCAATAATCGCCACCATTTTCCATCGCCCACATATCGAACCGTTACCGAGGTGATCTCGTCAAGCAGATGCTCCAGCCTTGATGGCCTTGTGTTCCAGGATGCCAGACGGCGTCCCATCTCCTCCCTTCCTATTTTTCGACCCTTGTTTGCCCGGCTTATCTTTTCTCTAACTGATCGGAGACTCGAATATTTACTTCCAAAATTAATATTTTTCTCACCAGCCATGGTACCCAAACGGAGCTTGACCTGATTCTCTCGATAGCCCGGCCTCGTCCAGATCTCCTTTGCCCTTATAGATAGGCCCTCCCTTTGTTTATCCGATAGAATCTTTTTGCCTCTCCTATGGTATCCAAATGGGAAAAGGGGTATGGCAAATCTTCGCAGCCAGGCCATGATGGTCGAGGACTTAACGCCGAACCTTTTCCCGATCTCAACCGAATCTAATTCCTCGTCGAGATATAACCTTTGAAGAAGTTCTTTATCGCCATAGGGAACGTTCAGCCGCCGTTTTTCAAATCCCTTTTTCCGGGCCTCGGATACTGCCAGACTGGGGCATTTCCTTGGGATCCCGAGTTCAATAAATTTTCTCCTGACAGTTTCCGGATGCCATCCCAACAATTTTGAGACTTCCGTCAGACTTAGACCCTCAGTCCAATACTTCCGATAAAGCCAGTCCTTACTTCTTTGGAATTTTTGGTGGCCACCTGTTCTGTTTGAATATTTTGTGGCGTGCTCAGGAAAGAGTTCTGATTGTCCCGACGTCTCCTTGTCCATGGGAATATTATAAGCGATTCGTCGGGCTTTTTAAAGAAGTTTTTTAATCGGATTTCGCGCTTCCTCCCATGCTGAATCCGGTCAGTTTTCCCTTCTCGATCTCGTCCCAAATCTCCGGCTCCTTGACCTTAATCAGGACCCACCAGCTTCCGGCTTTAATGATCTGGTCGCCCTTTTTCGTGTCCTCCTCCGGCTGGAAGCATTCGAGGATGGGAAAGTGATAGACCTTTCCCCTGTGCATGACCTTGATCCTCTTCGTCTGGTCCGCGTATTTTTCCATGAAAAGGTACATGGCCTTTTCGATTTCTTCGGCGTCCGTCCAGTCACCCTGCGTATCTAGCGCGTCCGGCTCGTAGACCACCCCGCCCACGACCTGCTTCTTCTTGTCGGTCTTCATGAACCTGAGGAATGCCTTTAGCCGCTCCTCCGGCGTGGGCTTCGTGTGATCGTCGTCCGGAAGGATCGAGGTCAGCCAGACCCTGGTCCCGCCCTCGCCGATCCCCGGCACCCAGACGAAGGCCCAGTTGCCCTTGAAGTACCGGCCGCCCTCGAAGTGGAACCTGTAGCTGTGGCGGTCGGTCTTCGCGTAGTAGAGCTGCCAGGTGTACTTGTCGAACATGAGCATCATCCCGAACTTCTGGCTCGTCGCTCCGACCTCGCCCGGCGGGAAGACTTCGATCTTTTTCTCGCCGGCGTGCATCCATCCGAGCGGGCCCTGGATGATCGGCGTCTTGGGTTCGCCGACCCGGCTCTGCTTCCAGGCCATCCGGAGCGGCTTCGATCCATGCTTGAAACCCGAGAGCTTGTCCAGCTTCCCGAGCTCGCCGACAAAGAGCTCCGCGCCTTCGAAGACCTGCGTCCCCTTCTCGTGGAGTCGGATATCCACGTGGGCGCCCTGGTCGCCGAGAAGCCCCTTGAGAAGCGGATCGAGTTTCGTCAGGTCCGCCCTGGCCACGAGGATCCGGCTCTCGTTATCCTTGAGCTTTCCGATCTCCTCCTCCGTCAATCCCATCATGTGAATCTGGGCGATCCCGTCTCCCTCGTCGCCCTGCTTGAACGAGATGTTCCCGAACTCACCGCCCTCTCCAACCGCGCGCTCCTTGAGGACGTTCTGCGTCCGGCCGAGCCGGCTGAGAGCCAGGGCCTGCTCCCGAGTCGTCAGGGCCGTCCCCTTCGGCTTCAATGACCTGGGGATAGGATTGTCCCAGGTGAATTTATCCTCGTCCTTTTCGTACTTGACCTCGGCAACCATGACCTCGATCACGTCGCCGACCTGGGCCTCGATCTCGCTCGAGTAGGTTTTGCCGATGTGGATTCCGTCCTCGATCTCGCAATCGTAGCGGTGGCCTTTGCCGTCAGCGGCCTCCCTGGAGATCACTCTGCAGCGGATCTCCTTGAAGTTTTTCACCTTGGCCCAAAGCGGCGTGGATCCGGAGAGGGGATAGTCCGCGGTGACCACCTTGAGCATGGCGCCCTCGGAATGAGCCTCGCCGGCGTGACGTTTGACGGCCGACTTGTAGTCCTTCTCGCTGTGGACGATCGTCGGCTCGACCCGTTTGAGAAAGAAGCTCTCCGCTCCCTTCCCTTTGAAAACCTTGTCTATGTACTCTTGGCGCTCCGTCCAGGAGAGCTTGTCCAGAGCCTGGCCATCGTAATACAGACAGTCGAACACCGCGCAAAGCGGTTTGAATTCCGCGATGGGATTTTGGCAGAGGTACTGGCCCATGTTCTTGCGCTCGATCTTCTTCCCGTCGACGAAGATCATCAGCTCAGAGTCCAGGACGAGCGAGTCGATCGGCAACGCCTTGATCTCCTTGACCAGGTCCGGGACCATCGAGCCCAGGTCGCGGTGTGCGTCCTCGGTCATGATCCAGATTCTGTCCCCCTGCTTGTGAAGCGTGGAGCGGAACCCGTCATATTTCGTTTCCACGGCCACTCCCGGATCCGGGATATAGCCCTGGGCAAATTCGGTCCAGCTCGGCTCGACCGACGAGAACTCGAGCTCGCCGTAGCCGCCTTTCGTTTTAAGCGGCGTGAACTTGGAGCCTGGCCGGATCCCGACAGCTTTTCCGAGGCGTCCATCGTCCCCGCGTTCGGCCGTGAGTCGATCGTAAAAAGCCTGATAGGCCGTTTGATCGTCCTCCATGGCCAGCCCGCAGCACTCGTCGTAAATTGGCTCCTCCGAGCCGCACAGCAGACAGCGTGGATGACCGTTTCCATGCGTCCACTCGGCTGGGCGGAACTTATGCGGCTTCTTGGCCTCGGGCGTCTCCTTGTTCGAGCGGATCTTTTCGTTCTCCGCTTCGAGATCCCTCTGCTGGGCAGGAGACAGCTTTTTTGACAGGTCCCGCTCCATGACGTTCACCTTCTTCGTCGCCGGTCTGGCCCTGAGCACGAGGTCGAAGATCGGAATGTACGTCGAATGCGGACCCTTCGGGGCATAGATAAAATGCGGATCCTTCTCCGTGAGCTTGGCCAGGAGCCGCGAGAGCTTGAGCTCCATCCCTTCGTCCCTCAGCTCGTCCGGATCCCGGATCACGACGTCCATGTCGTTTGCGTCGAGCGGAGATTTGACGAAGCTGCCGGCGATGGATACGTAGCTTTCGACCAGGACCACCTCCCCCAGGCTCGGAACGTCGAGCGAGTAGACAGCCGACTTGCAGAGCGCCATCTTGAGCTCCTCGTCGATGTCCCTCATCCGGATCCGGGCCCGCGTGTATGATTTGTCGGCCCAGACCGGGTCGATCAGCTTCTTGTCCTGGTAGGCGTTTTTCAGATACTTGGAGGCGACCAGATTATCGAGCTCCGCCTGCGTGGCGATCGACAGCCCGCGCCGCTTCATCTCGAGCCTCAGCGTGACGTACTTCTGGATGAACTCCTCCTTAGACAGGCCTCCGACCTGCTCCGCGCCTTCCGCGAAGGCCGCGAAAAGCTGGATGCAGCGGAACCTCAGATTTTTAAGCTCGCGGTCCGTCGCCTTGTGCGCGGATGTAGCGTCGATCTCCTCGATGTGCATGTCTCTACCTCCCAGGTCGCCGGATTGCCGGCGTCAACCTTAGTGAATTGTCTCGTTATAAGCCGCCCTCATCGCCAGCCGCTCGGGACGTCCGAGCTCGACGGCGCCGAGCAGATCCGGGCGCTTTTGGTCCGGGCCGTGCTGTTGGAAACCAGATGCCGAAAGAAATTCCCATCCCCGGCCGCCGTTCTTGAGATACCAGTAGGTTATGTCATGGCCTTGGCCGGCCGTGCTCCTTTGGCCGAGCCCGCTTTGAAGCCATGGCCACAAGAGCCCCTTGGCCGCCTTTGCGAAATCGTCGCCGTCATTCGATCCGGTCAGACCGTAGGACATGAGCTTGAGCGTGCCTGGGCTCGTCGACCAGCCGTTCGGCCAGGGCGCATCGATCGTCTCCATTGAACCGACCCCATGAAGCGAAGCCAGCCCCTTTCCTTCGAGCGCGTTGACCAGGAGGTCCGCGAACGCTCCGCTGTCCTCGAAATAAATGAGGATGTTTTCGGAGGGGATCCCGTGGCTTTTGAGCTGGGAGATGAGCTTCGCGCTGAGGCCGGAGTTTCCGTTTTCGTTTGCAGTCTCAAAAATGACCCATGGCAAAAACGGTTTGGCGCTGTCGATGATCCAGTCGATATCCGCATCCGGAGCCAGCCCGGCACCGTAGGGCTCGAGCGAAATGATCGACGTAATTTTTCTGTCGGCCATGAGCTTGATCCTGGATTGGAGGACGTCCCGGTACTCCGCGTCGACCGGCTTCCAGGATTCCCAGACGCCGGGAAGCTCGTCGTAGAAATGGGAGAAGCCTCGCGTCAAAGGGATCCCGTCCGTGGCCAGGGCGTCGGCGTAGGCCGTGAGCCTGTCTTTCGTAAACTCGCCGTCGAGATCCTTGCTGCAAAAGTATCCAAGGAGCGCTCCGTCCCAGGGACCGAACCAATTATGATCCGGCCAGGGGACATCGCAAACCGGGATCGGCGGCTCGGGCTTCTTGTGCGTAGTGCAAACCTCGGTCGGCTTCTGTCCGGGCTTGTCAATGTACTCGGCCGGATGAACGGCCGGACAGTACTCGTTGGCGATCCGGGCTTCGCTCGGCGGTAAGTCCGGGAAATCGTTACAGACCGTGATCCAGATTTTCGGCGTCGGCGGTTTCGGGGGGCACGTGGCCGCGGTCATGGCCAGGGCCAGGATCAAGAGGATCAGAATTTTCCGTTTCATGTTTCTACCTTCAGGACTTCCCCTTCAATAGTTCCCTTGACCCCTTTCGCCCAAAACGAAATCGTCACACGTGGATATGGGCCTAACGTGTTCATCCGGCTTTCGACTTTGGCTCCGCACACCCCTTCGATTTTCTTCCCATCGACCTTGATAAAAAACTCCGGTTCAATGCCAACCTTAGATGGAAAGTTGATCTCGACAAAATGGAGTTTGTCGCTAAATTCTCCCATGCTTTTTC